TATAAAGTCGTAGATTACGGACTACTATGAATCCATATATTTTACCGCCACAACAAATGCAAGATGTGAGTGGTTTACAGCCTGTATTTCAAAACTTTGCACAACAACAAGCTAACCATCAGGCGTTGCTTGCACAACAAGGTCAATTAGCAGGGCAAGCTGGGCAATTTCAGGGCGGTGGTATGAACCCATTAGCTATGGCGGCAATGTTGCGTAATACAGATCGCACTAAACCTGCACCTGTATATGATAAAAGTGAAATGTTGCCCGATACGCCACAATATGCAGACCCAGCATACGCACAAGCAGGATATTAATCATGGCCGATATTGGAACATTAAACCCCGAACAGATGTTGCAACAGCAACAGATATTACGCCAACAAAAAATGGCTGAAATGCTCATGCAACAAGGTATGCAACAGCCACAAGGTCAGATGGTTAGTGGTCGCTATGTTGCCCCTAGCATATTTCAAAATTTAGCTGGTTTAGCCAATCTTTATGTTGGTCAGCAAGGTATTAAAGAAGCAGAAGATGCCCAATTAAATTTAGCTAAACAATTGCGTGAGCAAGGTGTTCAAGAAACCCAAAGATTAATGAATACTTTTGGTGGCAGACCTGCAATTGCTGGTACTCCTGACATACCTACTGAAACTTATGAAACAGTTAAAGGAACTCCTGCTCAAACAGAAATATTAGCTAATCCAAAATTAGCATACGCAGAAGCAATAAATATGACATCGCCACAAGCTAGAGCGTTGTTGCCATTTTTGGCGGCAGAAGCATTTAAAAAACCAAAATGGGAAAAAGCTGAATATACAGACGAAAAAACAGGAAGAACCCGTCAAGGTGTTTATGACGCTAATTCAAATGATCCAATTGGCTCGTTTAGAGTTGGCGGTGTTAAGCCTGAAATGTCTGCTTATGAAAAAGCATCATTAAATATGCGTGGTGCTGAATTAAATTTTCAAGGAGTTCCTGTGGGTAGTGGCGGTGGAAATGTTGCACCTGCACAAATTGCACCTGCACAAGCTGTTCCAACAACTTATAAAACTATTAATCAAGGCAGTCCAGTTCTTGCTCCAAATCAAGCTGTACCACAGCAAAATGTGACATCGCAAATGCCACAACAAGAAGCTATGCCTAGATTTACTTCTAAAGCGGAGCAAGATGTTTGGATTGCAACACAAAAAGAAAAAAATAAATTACAAACTGAAGCACAAGCCGCTTTACCTACTGCATTAAACACAGTTAATAGTGGATTAAAGGCTATTGAAGGCATGATTGGCGATACAACCGTTGATGCTAAAGGAAACCTTGTTTACGGTAAAACAAAACCTCATGCAGGTTTTGAAGCCGCTGTTGGTATGCCAACCTTTAGTTCAGGTTTTGGTCTTTCTAGTTACTTTAAAGGTTCAGATTACAAAAACTTTGAAGCAAGATTTAAAGAAATTGAAGGAAAATCATTTTTGGCGGCTATTGATTCATTGCGTGGAACTGGTGCAATTAGTGAGGTTGAAGGTGCAAAGGCTACTGCCGCTATTAACAGAATGTCTTTATCTCAATCTGAAGCAGAGTTTGTTCAAGCGGCAAATGAGCTAAAAGATGTTATGACAAAAGGTTATCAATCTGCACAACAAAAAGCAGGCGTTAAACCGTTTAATCCTACTGCACAACCTAACGCTGGTAGTACACAACCAAAATTAAAATATAACCTTCAAACTGGTGAATGGAATTAAATTATGCCAATAATTGAGGTTGTTGGAATTGGTAATGTAGAACTCCCTGATGGAATGAGCAAGGAGCAAATGGCTATTGCTTTAAATAAATTGCCAAAACCAAAATTTGAATCTACTGCACAAAATCGTGGAAATGTTATTAACACCGATGTGCCTACTGTTGTTGGTGAAAAACCTAATGCAGTAAATGCCCAACCGCAAGCTAGACCAGTAACAATGATGGATAGGGTTAAAACCTTGTACGAAGTCCCTACATCCGTTGTTGCACCTATGATTACTGAGCCATTATCTATGGCTTATGGCGTTGCTAGAAGCATCCCTGAAGCTATTAGCACAGGTGGAAACGCCCCTGAATTAGCTAACAAGTATTACAAACAAGCTAGTCAAGCAATGCAATATCAACCTAGCTCACCTGAATCTCAAGCCGCTTTAGGCACAATTGGTGAAGCGTTAACTGCGGCTAAGATTCCTGCTTACACCCCGTTTATTGGCAAAATACCATCTGCTATGCAAGCGGCAGGTGCAGTACGCCCAATGATTCAAGAAACCGTAATACCTGCTGGTAGAAGAATGGCTAGTGCATTACGCAACGAGGGTCAAATGATCCAAGAAGCAGTGCAACCAGCCGTACAAAGAATGACAGATGTAGCAAGACCAATAGCGGAAAAAGCTGTGCAAATGGCAGAGCCAGTAACTAACAAAATGGCTCAAGCATTGCGTAGAGAGCCAACTATTGATCTTGCTGGTATTGCTAAAACAGCCCCAGCATCACAAGATCTAGAACTTATGTCAACCGCTTTATTTGACCAAGCTAAAAATTCAGGCGTTGTATTTAAACCCCAACAATTTGTACAAAAAATGACAGATGTTGGTGCTGAATTAAGGTCTGAAGGTTATACCCCAACTGCTTATCCAAAAATTACTGGAGTTTTATCAGAACTTCAAGATGCAACACGCCCTAAAGATTTTGTAGAATTACAGGCTTTAAGAAAAATTATTAGTGGTGTACAGGCAAGCACCGATCCAACCGAAAGACGGTTAGCATCAATTCTTAAATCTAATTTTGATGATTACATTGCAAATGCACCTGTAACTGCTGTTTCTGCTGGCACAAAACAAGGGGTTCAGGCTTGGAAAGATGCTAGAGATACTTATAGCAAATTAATGAAATCTGAAGTATTTACTGATATGTTAGCAAAAGCTGAATTGGATAAAACTAAATTTAGTATGTCAGGAACAGAAAATGCTTTAACTGCTCAATTACGCAATTTAGCAAAAAATGACAAAAAAATGCGTTTATTTTCACCTGTCGAACAACAAGCGATTAAACAAACATTAAAAGGTAGTACAAATCAAAATTTAATGCGTTTATTTGGCAAATTTGCCCCAACAAGTGCAGTAAGTAGTATTCCAGCTTTGCTTGCTACATCAGTTAGTGGCCCTGTAGGTCTTGCTTTAACTGCTGGATCTATGGGTGCTAGATACAAAGCAACAAAAATGAGAAAATCAGATGTTGAAAATTTATCCGCATTAATGCGAGCAGGAGTTAAATAATGAGTAGAAACGGATCGGGTACATACACCCTACCTGCTGGTAACCCAGTAGTAACAGGCACAACTATATCTAGCACATGGGCTAATAACACTCTTACAGATATTGCAACTGCCCTTACAGGATCATTAGCATCTGACGGACAAACTACCGCTACTGGTAACCTTAAAATGGGTTCTAATCGAATAACAGGGTTAGCTGACGGAATAGCATTAACTGATGCCGCAACAGTTAATCAAATTCCTAGTGGAGCAACTTTTTTATTAAAAGCATCAAATTTGTCAGATGTTGCTAACGCTACAACGGCTAGAGGAAATTTAACTGCCGCAAAATCAGGTGCTAACAGCGATATTACATCTATAACTGGTTTAACTACCCCTTTAACTGTAGCACAGGGTGGTATAGGGGCGGCTACATTAACCGCAAACAATGTTCTTCTTGGCAATGGCACTTCTGCACCACAAGTAGTAGCTCCAAGCACAACAGGTAATATATTAACCTCTAATGGTACAACTTGGGTTTCTTCTGCCCCTGCCGCATATCCATTAACTAGCGGAACTGCCGTTGCTTCTACAAGCGGAACAAGCATTAACTTTACTAGCATACCTAGTTGGGTAAAACGAGTTACTTTAATTTTAGCTGGTGTATCACTAAGTGGTTCTGCTAATTTACGCTTTCGCATTGGTTCAGGGTCGGTTGATACAACCGCAACCTATATTTGTGCTAGAAGTCAAGTTGGCAGTTCTTCTGCCGATACTTTAGCTAGTGCAACTTATACAGGTTTTGATCTTTATGGCGATGCAAATGCTTCTGAAGTTAGATCAGGTGCTTATGTAATAACTCTTTTAGGTTCAAACATTTACACAATTACGGGAATGGCTGGTACTAATGGGGCAACTTCACTTAGTACATTTTTCTTAGCTGGGCAAAAAACTTTATCAGGTGCTTTAGATATAGTTAGTTTTACTACATCTAACGGCACAGATACTTTTGACGCTGGCACAATCAACATTTTATACGAGTAAAAACTATGAACAAAGTTGAAATTACAGTAGATGTTGTTACTGGTGAAACATTAAAAAACGAAGTTCCTTTTACTGCACAAGAACTAGATTATTCTGCACAAATAACTTCACAAGCAGAAACAGAAAAATCACAAGCTGTTGCTGTTAAAGAATCTGCACTAGCTAAATTAGCCGCATTGGGTTTAACCCAAGATGAAATAAAAGCGTTAGTTGGTTAATATGTCTTTTGAAATTGACCCCGTTAAATACGGCCAGCTTTGGGAGAAGGTTGACCAATTAACTCAAAAAGTAGATAAGTTAGAAGAAGGCATGGAAGAATTATTGGCTTTGGCAAACAAATCTAAAGGTTCTTTGTGGGCAATTATGAGTATTACAGCCACAGTATCTACATTTGTAGGTTTTATTTCACACTATTTCACAAATAAATGATCCTAGAAACCATTATTGGTGCTTTAGTTCCCGTAGGGATTGATGGGATTAAAAGCCTTATTGGAATGGTTACGGGCGGTGTAAAACCTATTTCTGTAGATGAGCAGATTAAGTTAGACCAAAACGAAATAAATAAGCTACAAGCCATTGCACAGTTAGATAACCCCTACGGTACACCGAGCCAATGGGTCATTGATCTGAGGGCATCTAGCCGCTATTTAGGGGCATTGTTTGTCATTGTCGTAGGTATCGGTACATTGTTTTCATCGGTTACCCCTGAAATTCAAAGAATTGGCATAGAAGCCGCCAACATTGCTTTTGGTTTCTTATTCGGTACACGCATTATGGCTAACCTAAAAAAATGATAAACAGCCGAAGCCTTGATGACCTGATTCCCCCTGCAAAAGAGCGTGTAGAGCATTTCCTTAGTCTTTGCAAGGATGAGGGTATAGACCTGCTAGTTACTTCAACTTATCGTGATAACGAATCTCAGACGGCTTTATACGAACAAGGTAGGACTACGGCAGGAAAGGTGGTTACCAATGCGAAAGCAGGTGATTCTTGGCATAACTGGCGTTGTGCTGTTGATGTCGTACCTATGGTCAACGGCAAACCTAATTGGGATGGTTCTCACCCTGTATGGTCTAAGATCGGAGAATTAGGAGAACAAGCAGGATTGGAATGGGCTGGTAGATGGCGTTCATTCAAAGAATTAGCCCACTTCCAGTACACGGGTGGGCTAACCCTCACAGACTTTAAAGAAGGCAAGCAGATTGCTTAAAACGGGGCGTATTGGTTGTGATAACTTGCCTTACGAACTCTGAATTGGAATAACTCCTCATGTTCAGGGTATTCCTTAGCAAACTTTCTAGCGTAATGACTGATCCAACCGTCATCTATCTTAAAGTCCCCCGTATTACCAATGGCCGTTTCCCACCGTACCCGATGAAATACGCATTTAGCTGAAAAGTATTGGCGTCTTGCCGCCACCTGTAATGAGAACTTCTTAAACATTTCCCATATATCAGGATGCTGGGCGTCATAAATTTCAAAGTTTTCTTTTGTCCATTTATTGTTCATATTACATACCCGTGCATTAAGTAGTTAGTGCCAAAAATAATGACGCAAATTAAAATAGCTACTAAACCGCCTTGGATAAACTCTTTCATGCTGATCTCCTAGTGAAAAATCTTATAGCGTGGGTTACAGGTAACTTCTACAGGTACATCACTCATAGTGCCATTGATCCTACGCTTTGCAGTAATGACTACGGGGCGTGTACCAGCATCTTCACACTCTGTGATACCTAGTATGACTTGAGCACGGCTCATGTGAAAAGCCTGTTTATCAGTTTCTAGGCTGACATTGGGTGGCTCAAAAGAACTACAAGCGGCCAACGCAAAAGGGGTAAATAGTAGTAAGTATTTCATCTGTCGTTCCGTTCTGACCAAGCCATTTGAGCCTGTTCGTTAAATTTATCAAAATTGAGTGCGTGGATCATTTCCCATACGCTTGTTTTAGTGTCGCAGGTGCAGACATCTTCTATATCAATGCCGCCTACATGACCAACGGTAGGATCATCTTTATCTATATACCCGTAAACATCTAGGTATGTGTTACCGCAGTACATCGAAAATAAATAATTGCTCATTTTTTCACCCAAATTTGTTGAAAGTTATTTGCAAAATTGCCTTGAGTGCCTTGTTTTCTAGCCCAAATTTGTTTTTTTGTTGCGTTGCGTTTTGCAATAAAAGCATCAATACAATCTTGAGCAGATTTTTGTGCAACTTCAAAAGATGCTAATTGACCATCAATAAAAAATGTGTAATCGCAAATTTCTTGCGTAGGAATAGCGTCTAAATCTTGTTGAAAAGACCAATAATCGGTAGCACGATATGAAACTTCGTTACCGTTCTTGTGCTGTAATTTAAACTTCATTTTGTATCCTTTTCTATCTCACTCGTTATTGAGTAACACCAGTTTAGTTAAGCTATCTTAACAATGCAAGTATTATTTATCTAAGGAAAACCCTAAGTGCAAAAATACAACAATGAAAAGTGGGGTACTCCTTTCGTTTCCCCCGTTCCCGTGAAGGAATTAAAGATTGTTCTTTACCTGATAAAAGCGTAATAAGTGTTGAAAGCACTCCCAGCCCTTTTGAAGCTGGGGTTCTTCTACTTCTACTAATTTTACTTGGTTAGTTGTGCCGTTGACAAATACTATGGCACACCGTGCGTTGGGCAAGTTTAGCCCTTCACGATATGCCGCTAACTGTAGTTCATGCTCAAACCATACATCAATTTTATCAAGATCGGTAGTCTTAGTCTTAAAATCTACTATGAACCCCGTACCTTGACCGTTGATCGGTTTGGCCATAAGGTCGCACTTTCCCCCAAAGCCCAAGGGATGACCAAAAGAACGCTCACTTAGCCACGGCTGGCTTCCAAACGCATTCTTAAGCGTACTATCAATTGCATCAAGGTAAGCTGGTTTTTCGGGCATATACACTTGCTCAAAGTAACCTTCAATGATGTTATGAATAGCCGTACCACGCTCTGCCGCTTCCCTACCAGTAGCCTTACTATCCTTCATTACCCTAGATAGCCAAACCCCTTCTTCTTCCCCTTCTAGGCGAGGTAATGTAAGTGCGGCAAGGATAGCTTGTTCTTGCATCCATCGGAGCAATCCTTCACCTTTGCTGGCAACACCGATGATTGTAGTAACTGAGGGCAATAAACCGAGTTTTCGTGCATCAGATACATTTGTTGCCCGTTCCTTGCCCGTAGACGATCCAATGACTGTATAGGCTGGACTGCCGTCTTTAGTATAGAAGTGACCACTTTTTTCTTCCTTTTCTTTAACTATCATTTTTTTCCCCAAAAATACAAATCTTGACTGTCAGAGTTTACTGAAATGCCAAAATGTTTAAAAATTGTGTAAAAGTCAAAATGGTCTACAAAGTCTTTTATTTCAAGGTTTTTGTAATAATTGTTGGTAAAAGGTGATGCGTTTGCGTTAGTGTCTGAAGTCCCATGCTTGGGTCTGCCAACCGTAGCACAAGTCATAATTACTAAGTCTTTAGACAACTCGCACATTTTGTCAAATGTTTTTATCCAATCAATGTCGTGTTCTAAACATTCACAAGAAATAACGGTATCAAAAGTTGGGTCAAAAAAAGGCAATTCATGGCCTTTGCATACCATGTCTACATCCTTACCTTCCCCAATGTCTACCCCTAAATACTCGCATCCTGTAAAAAATTCACGGACAGACCCGTTAATGTTTAATGACCCTACTTCTAGGACTTTTTTGTTGGCAAAACTGTCAGGGAAAAAACCCCTAACAGATTGCACAAATGCCATTTGATTAGGATGGCTCATCAGAACGGAATATCGTCAAGTTTAGAATCTTCAGCTTTAGGCTCGCTGGCATCCCTAGCTTTTTGACCACGCCATTCAGACGATTCTGTGATCTTTTCTTTGTAATACTTTGGCAGGGCATCGTACTTAGCTTGGTCAAACTCAGCTAACCAAAAATGCAGGGTAGGGTTGACACCTTCAGGCTGGGCGTTACGCAAGGCAGACGGTACAGGGCTAATACCGCTAATGTTGGCGTACTTACCATCTTCTGAATGGGTAATGTTGACCATGCAGAACTTATCTAATAGATTACGCAGGTCAAAGTTCTTACGATCTTCTGCGGTCATCTTCTTGTTAGACCATGCTTCTAGATCTTGACGCAATCTAGCTTGATCCCCAAGACTAACGGTATAGCGTTTAGACACGATTAATGGCTTTTTATCGTCAGTTTGTAATGGCTGGTCTTGATCGTCATTACCATGCAATTCCCAAGTCAATACAACCTTGTGCATAATCTTAGTTTCGCCAGCCCATTCGGTAGCTTGATGCCCTAGGTCAATGACCGAATACAAACGAGCCATATGCAACCCAGCAGGGGCTATTTTAAATTCTTTACTGTTGTCTGAAATAATCATGATTTTTCCTCTTTAATAAATTCATCAATTTTTACAATTTGCTTTAAAAGCTGGTTTTTTAAAAGCAATGCTTTAGCTATACCTTCTTCATCATTTTGATAAGAATCAAAAAAATCTTCAAATAACTGATTAAATGATATTTTTTCTTCACACATAACTTCACTATCTGTAATCCAAAATTGACAAGAAACGCCTTGCTCAAACAAGTCCCAAACAAATGTTGCTTGGCTTTTAATAGTTGCATTAATGCTTTGATTAAAATATTTTTTTAAAACCTTAAACTCAGTTTCTAAATCTTCTAAAACATCTTTTGCAAGCCAACTAAAATCAATATTGTGCTTTTTCATTTTTTGCTCCACATTGTTGGAAATGTATTTAAAGGGTTGCCAAAACAATTGCCGAAGTCATTGATGACATCACGCAATACAGGGTTGACTTGGGTGTTGCGGATTGGGGATGGCAAGCCACACGCATAGCGTAGGTCACCTATCTCATCTGCTGTAATAAATACCCCATTTTCGAGGTCTTTAAAGATGCGTTCCAAATGTTGTTGGAAGCTGTGTAAGTCTTGATCTTGCTCACTCATACGAGTTCTCCTAATTAACACGGCATATACCGTACTTAGATATTAAGCCAACTTAAAACATAAAGCAATACTTTATTTGCAAATTGTTGCAAAAATGTTAAGATAGCTTATGGATAAAATTACCGCAACAGCAATGATTCGTCTTTTAGGTGGGCCAACAAGGGTATCAAAATTGGTCAATGTATCTGTTCCAGCCGTATCTATGTGGCAAAACGGGGATATTCCCTACGATAAACTGGTAATCCTTGCCGCCACTTTAGAAAAAGAATCACATGGGCTAATTACCCGTAAAAACCTGTTTCCTAACAATTACAAGCTAATTTGGCCTGAACTTGAATAAGCCACATATTGTTGCTTTTGGGGGTGGGGTAGATAGTACAGCTATGATTTTGGGGCTATACGAAGCTGACAGACCAATAGATTTAATTCTTTTTGCTGATACTGGCGGTGAACGCCCTGAAACTTACGCCCATATTGAAAATTTTAGCAATTGGTTGGCAAGCAAAGGTTTGCCTAAAATTACCGTAGTAAAGCGTGTTAGAAAAGATGGAAGCCTAGAAACTCTTGAAGAAGAATGTTTAAGATCAAATACTTTGCCGTCTATTGCTTATGGCTACAAAAGGTGTTCTCAAAAGCACAAAATAGCCCCACAAGACAAATATTGTAACCATTGGCAACCAGCTGTAGATTGGTGGAAAACAGGCGAAAAATGCGTTAAATACATAGGTTACGATGCTGGCGAATCTCATAGGGCTGATAATGCGGCAAAGCGTGACGATCCGAAATATGACTACGAATACCCATTAATTGAATGGCAATGGGATAGACAAGATTGTTTAGACATTATTGCAAAACATGGGATTACTAATGTTGGTAAATCAGCTTGCTTTTTTTGCCCATCTTCTCGCCCAAAAGAAATTGTTGATCTTTATGAGAAACACCCTGATTTATTGCAAAGGGCATTAGACATTGAAAAACAAGCAGAACTTACCAGCATCAAAGGTTTAGGTAGAAATTACGCTTGGTCGGAAGTAATTTTGATGCACAAATCACAAATGACGCTTCCATTTGTAGGGTTTGATGTTCCATGTGAATGTACTGAATGAATAACATTACCCTGTGCTGTATTGATTCGGTACAGCCTGACAAGGCTAAAAAAGCAATGGACAAATGCAAGGAATACTTTAATTTTGGCGGTGAAATCTTTATAACTGACCCCCAAATCAATAGCCGTCAGGCATATAGCAAATTTATCCTTCAAGAACTGCATAAACACATCCACACGGACTTTGTTTTAATAGTTCAATGGGATGGGTACATTATTAACCCTGACGCTTGGAATGACCAATTTTTAGAGTATGACTACATTGGGGCGGTATGGCCTTGGCATCCAATGGGTAGAATGGTAGGCAATGGTGGCTTTAGCATACGCTCAAAGGTGCTTTGCCAGTTAACAGCCAGCCCTGACTTTGTTTATTCTGATGACAACGAAGATGACCAAATTTGCCACCTAAACAGGGTATATTTAGAAAATCAGGGTATTAAGTTTGCCCCTGTAGAAATAGCCCGTTATTTCAGTTTTGAGCGTGAACTGTCTAATATCAAAACATTTGGCTTTCACGGGGATTTTAATTTTGAAAGACTTGGGGTATACTAACGGGGCAGATTCGATCCCTGCTTTGTACAATAATCTACTAGACCCTTTAGGGTTGCTTTGAGCGTTTAGTAAAGGTCGTGGATTCTTTTATTAAGCGGATCGACTTAGAGCAACCTTAAGGGGTTTTTCTATTCTGCCTAGCCCGTTCTCAAGCGTGTTGCAACGGTAAAGGCTGTAAATACCCCTAGAAACTACTAGGTGCTAATGCACCCTTTCCTACCCGTTATTGCTTGGATAGAGAAAAGAACCGTCCTGTATGGATAGACCGATGATGTGATAAAGACAGACCTAGGCACGACAAAGACATCGAAGCAATATATACACCTCAGAACTAAGCAAGACTGACAAGCTATTCCTCATAGTAGGGATAGCTATGCCCTTGAATCTTGCAATCCTGACAAAAAAACAACACATAGGGTAAATCCTTATAAAATAATTACTAATATTAAGTTTACTTAACATATACTTTCAACATGATTGAAAATTTGATATTAATTTTTTCTGTTGGAATCTTTGCCATATTAGGCGTGGTAATGCTCTTTATGGCTTTAATCTTTTATTGGGTGAAATGATGACTTGGAACTTACGCTTGGTAAACATGAGTAATTCATACGAGGATTACTTTGAAATTCGTGAAGTGTATTACGACAACATGGGAAAGCCGATTGGACACAGCAATGCGGCTATTGGTGGCGAGGACAGGCTAGAAGTAGACCGTTACATAGAACTAGCTAAACTTGCTTTAGATAAACCTATTTTAAAGTTTGCAGACAATGAAAATACAAGTAAAGATCATTAAAGAAAACGCTGATGGCTCTGCCAATGCTGAAGTTGATTTTGACAAAGAAGGACTTGAGTGCCTTGTCCAGCACGGGCTTATCAGTCTTATTACCCAAGGACTTGATGTTCACAAAGTTAAACCCGAAGGTGATAAAGCACTTATTCAACGGGCTAAAGACATCGTCAAAGATGCAAAAGAACTAATATGACCTTTGCCGTGTTCTATGCCCTGTACCCTCGTAAAATGGCTCGTAAAGACGCTGAAAAGGCTTGGCGGTCTATGACTACCGATGAGCAGGAAAAAGCCTTAGAAGCCCTGCCACAGCATCTTAAATACTGGAAAATCAAGGAAACCGCCAAAGATTTTATTCCATACCCTGCCAGTTGGTTACGGGCTGGGCGTTATGATGACGAACTGGACATTGAACCTTTAAAGAAGCCTGAATTGCCTTGGTATTCCAGCGAAGAACTTACTGCTAGAAAAGCCCAAGAAGTTAATTGCCCTGCTTATGCTGGTGAGGGTTGGCAACAATGGCGAGCACGGATTAGTCAGAAAATAAAGCAACTTGAAGAACAACTCTGATAATTATTTGGTTGAGTGGTATATAGCAGTTGCAAAACGCAGGGGATGGCCTGAAGTTGTTAAATTGCTTGCCCAATACCCTGAAAAAGAAGAACGCATAAAAATGCTGATAAAGAAAAGATTAGGAAAATGACAGAATACGATCCACACGAAGCAATCAACTTTATATTTAATAACGCCCCTGAATACGCAAAAGCCAAAGGGCAACTAGCCCAACTTGAAGCCTACAAATCCAGTCTTAAAGCAATCATGATGAAGAAGTCAAATGAGCAAAGCCTTGGCGGTCAAGAGCGTGAAGCCTACGCCAGCCAAGAATACCAAGATTTGTGCGGTGCAATAGGAACTGCCACAGAACAAGCAGAAGCACTTAAATGGAAGATTACAGCCGCTACAATGCGTTTTGATGCGTGGCGTACAGAGCAAGCAAGTAACCGTAATTTGGAGAAAATGACACGATGACACCATTAAAATTAACCGAAGAATTTTTAATTCTTAAACTATTTTGCAAGATGTATGAAGATGCTTTAAACCGTAAGGACTACACACAAATGTTAGAGTTAAGCGTTGACATAGCAGAATCAGGCGAAAAATTAGAACAAATGACTGTGGATCATATCAATGGCCACCAAAAATGAGAAAGAAAAGTATCGCAAAATTAGTGAACTGGGATGCTCATTATGTAGGCATCTCCAACTTGGAGAAACAGAGTGTCATCTTCACCACATTCGTAGAGGTGGTCGCAGAGCAGATAGCCCAATCATTGGCCTCTGCCCGTATCACCACACAGGAGGTGGCGGAATTCACTTCCTTGGACGCAAGCGATTTGAAAGGGAATATGGCATATCTGAGGACACCTTACTTGAGCAAACATTGGAATTAATTGGTGAATAAACATTACACCTATATACACACAAAAATAGATGGAACCCCTTTTTATGTTGGTAAAGGTATTGGTAATCGTGCTTATGATAAATACAGTAGAAATCCTTACTGGGAAAACAAAGTAAAAAAACACGGTTTAAATGTTGAAATTCTTGCTTATTGGAATAATGAAAACGAAGCGTTTGACCACGAAAAGTTAATTATTGCTTGTTTTAAAGATATGGGAGTAAAACTTACAAACATGAGTAATGGCGGTGAAGGTAATAGCGGCTGTAAATGGACTGAAAAATCTAAACAAAAATTGAGCGAAGCTACTAAAGGTAACAAGGCTTGGCTCGGAAAAAAACATTCAGCAGAAACTATAGAAAAAATGAGGCTTTCTCATACTGGACATACTTACTTAAAAGGTATTAAACATTCAGAAGAACATAAAGCAAATGTAAGTAAAGCAAAAAAATTGTGGTGGGCAAAGAAAAAAGGCCTTATAAATGAGTAGCTGGTTAATTATTGTTACTGGTCTGATTTACGCTTACATAGGGTTAGAACAAGTCTTTAAAGGCAATGTACCTATGGGCGTGACTTATATGTCTTATGCTACGGCTAACATTGGTTTGTATTACATGGCTAAATAAAATGTGTACATTTTTCTTAGTTTTTTATACATATAGCTATTAATATGTATACGCAATCAATATATATTAAATATATACCTTAAAGTTCTAGCGGATCAAACCCTAGTTCGCTGGCAACCATCTTGCAACGGGTTCTAAACGGCTTTCCATGTTGCATCCATTTTTCACCTTTTTGCTTGTGAAAACTCATGTGTACACATTCATGGGCAAGGGTGGTTAAAACGGTATAGAAGTGACTACAACGCCCTGATGAGATAGTAATGGTATGACTGTAATCCTCGCCCGTATCTAACAGGTATGTACCCATTACTTCAGGATCAGCCGTAACAACAAACTCTATTTCTTCAGGCAATGGCATAGGCCATTTAGTAAACGGGTAACAGCAATACAGGCTTGCATACAAGTTTTTTAATACTTCAGGATTTAATCTCATATAGTTCACCCCTAAAGAACACAAGCCCCTCATCTTCGTTAATGACCTGTACTAATT